CCTTTGGCATGGAGATTTTGGGCCACCGCAGCCAAGAGATTCGTTTGGATCGTTTGGAAAGCGGGGCCAATTTGTTGGTCAATCATGACCCAAACGATGTGATCGGTGTTGTGGACAGCGTCACCGTGGACGAGGGCAACGGTATGGCAAGGGCCGTTGTCCGTTTTGGCCGTAGCGCACGGGCTGAAGAGATTTATCAGGATGTTTTGGACGGCATCCGCCGGTCTGTGTCCGTTGGTTACGTCGTGCATACATTTGAAGAGGTTAAGGGCCAAGGCCAAACCAAAGTTTACAGGGCCACGGATTGGCAGCCCTATGAAATCTCCATGGTGTCCATCCCCGCTGACATCAGCGTCGGTGTGGGACGCTCGGACGATACCCCCACCCCTGACCCTGAACCCCAGCCTGACATTCAAACCAAAGCCCACCCCCAAATCACCATCACGAAAGAGGAACCTAAAATGACCGAAGCCCTGACCCAACACGACCCCCAAGCCCGCATCAATGGCATTTATGATATGAAAAATGCCTTCAGCGGTTATGTCACGGAAAAAGATGTTGAGACCGCCATCCGTAGCGGCCACACCGTGGAGCAATTCAAAGACACCATCATGGCCAAAATGTCCACAAAGCACATGGACACCAGCAGCCAGTACATTGGCATGAGCAAAAAAGAGGTGCGGAATTTTTCCCTTGTCCGTTTGATCCAAGCGAGATTGACCGGCGATTGGTCGGATGCAGGACTTGAAAGAGAAGCCACGCAAGAAACCGCCAAGCGCGTCAACAAGCCTTTGTCTGACAATGGTTTTTTTGTGCCTTACGATATTTTCCGTCGTGACTTTAACGTGGGCACCGCGTCTGAGGCCGGAAACCTTGTGGCCACAGAATTGCGCAACGATCTTTTCACGGATGTTTTGCGTAACAATCTGGTTATGACGGGCTTAGGGGCTCGGGTTTTGACAGGCTTGACCAGCAACATTGATATCCCGCGCAAAACGGCGGCCACGTCCATTTCCAACGTATCAGAGATTGGAGCATTGACGGAAACCCAGCCCACAACGGCCAAAATCTCTTTGGTTCCAAAACGCAAAGGGGGCTTTGTTGAGTATTCTAAGCAAGCCATTTTCCAAGCGGGCATTGCCATTGAGGCTATGCTGCGGGATGACCTGTTGCAGTCCATGGCCGTGACCATTGAAAACGAGTGTATCAATGGAAACGGAACCGGCAACAACATGCGCGGCATTCGCAGCACATCGGGCATTGGATCGGTTGTGGGCGGTACAAACGGTTTGGCCCTTAACTGGGGTCACGTTGTAGGTCTGGAATCCGCCGTGGCCAACGCCAACGCCGAGCCTGATGGAACGGCAGGATATTTGACAAACACTAGAGTCCGTGGCTTTAGCAAAATCACTCAAAAAGCCACCAACCTTCCCTTTATTTGGGACGGTGGGGCCACGCCTTTGAATGGTTACCGCGCGGCCATCTCTAACAACGTTCCCAACACCCTAACCAAAGGCACAAGCACCGATTGTTCGTCGGTGATCTTTTCGTCCATGTGGGATATGGCGGTTTTGGCGTTCTTTGATGCGCCTGAACTTATTATCAACCCCTACAGTTTGGACACCACAGGTCAGGTGCGGATCACACTGAACCAGTCGGCTGATTTTGGGATTCGTCAACCATCGGCCTTTGCGGTCATGGATGATGCGCGGACCGTTTAATAGCCATTGAAAAAAGAAAGGTTTGTTATGTCTTTATTAAAAATCAAAATCACAGAGCCCTGCGTTGTTGTCGGGCCCGATAACAAAGCCACCCACGCAGCGGTGGGCGACATTGTCACTGTGACCACGGAAGAGGCCAGCGCCTTAGTCGGCGCAGGGCGCGGCATTTGGGACGAAACCGATAAACAAACGTTTATTGACGAAAAGCGCAAAAACCAAAACCGTTAAAGGTGACCCATGCCCTTTGTCGAGCGCATGAGCGCGTTTTTTGATGACATGGGCGAAACGGCCACCGTTGTGACAGGCAATGGTGGCCGTAAAACAGGGACTGTGATTTTTGATAAGCCCGACGAAGATGCCTTTGGCGGTATGTCTATTGGGCGGTCCTGCAAGGTGACCTTTGCCACCACCAGTTTTTCGTTTTTGAGCCACGGTGATGTTGTCACCATTAACGGCGCGGATTATCGCGTCGAAACTGTGCGTCAGATTGACGATGGCCTATTGTCCGAGGCCACGGTCACGCCGTTGGATGACGAATCATGATCAAAAAATCCCAAGCCAACCCAAAATATATCCTGACCGTGCGGGAGTCCATCCTGCAAGCGGTGGTGGAGCGCGTTCGGGGTTTGAGCAATACGGGCCTAAAGGTATTCCGGTCCCGCCGCGCGGCCCTTGGCCGTTTGGAATTGCCCGCCGTAGTGATCGAGCCTGTATCCGATAGCGGCGAAGGGGACAACACAACGATTTATCAGGATTGGCAGCTGCTGGTGTCCGTGCGTCTGTTCACACGCGGGGACGCGCCCGATGTGGCCAGCGAGGCCCTCGCGGCCCAGATCCATAGTGCCCTGATGGCAGACGGCCAACTGGGCGGCCTTGCGCTGTCAATCACCGGCACCAACGTGACCTATGCGCTGGAATTTTCCGAGGGCACCGCCTGTGAAACGCAGCTGGAATACCAGATCAATTACCGCACCCCATACGACAACTGGCAACAAAGGATGTAACCATGGCCCAACTGTTCACCCGTAAACAGCTGATTTTGGCAAAGATTGAAACCACTTATGGCACGGATTCCGTCCCTGTTGTGGGCACGGATGCCATGTTGATCAGTGATTTAAGCATGAATCCCGCGCAATCAGAATACGTCAGTCGGGATTTGATCCGCCCCTATTTGGGGGCCAGTCAACAGCTGCCTGCGGCCATTCGGTCCGAGGTGTCCTTTTCTGTCGAATTGGCAGGATCAGGGGCAGCAGGAACAGCCCCCAAATGGGCCCCTTTGATTCGGGCTTGTGGCTTTGCGGAAACGGTCAACGCGGGTGTCAGTGTGCAGTATGATCCTGTCAGTGGGCCAACGTTTGCCAGTGTCACGATTTATGCTTTTCGCGATGGTGTGCGTCACGTGATTCGTGGGGCGCGTGGCACATTTACCATTGCCATGAACAACCGCGAGCGTCCTGTGATGAACTTTACCTTTACAGGTCTTTATCAGTCCCCCACCGATGTGACCCCCGGAACCGCCGTTTATACGGGATGGCAGACGCCCTTGGTGTTCAATAACCAAAACAGCAGTGCCTTTACCCTGCAATCCTATGCCAACGCCGTTTTGTCGAGCATCACCATTGATGCTGGGAATCAGGTGGAATACCGGTCCTTTGTGGGCACAGGGGGGGAAAGCATCCTGATTACAAACCGCGAAGTGACGGGCCAGATCACCATCGAATCCGCCACGCAAGCCGAAAAAGACTTTTGGACCAACGTGCGGGATGCTGTCACAGGCAACTTTACCATCACCCATGGCACCACAGCGGGCAACCGTGTGGTGATTTCTGCCCCCGCCGTGCAAGTCACCGAGCCCCAGTATGGGGACGTGCAGGGCATATCCACAACCCAATTTAACGCCCGTTTGACGCCATCGGCCACCGCGGGCAATGATGAAATCCGCATTTTGGTGAACTAAAGGATTGTTATGTTTAGAATTCTCCCAGAAACCTACTTTTGGCCGATTGTGGCCCACGTGGCCGAGAATGGCCAGATCGTGGAAAAGACGCTGTTTGAGGCGGAATTTAAGCGGCACGCCCTAGACAAGATTGCCACCATTGAGGCCCTGCCCCCCGTGGATCAGGTCAAGGCCATTGTTGTGGGTTGGCGGGGTTGCAAAGACGTTGACGGCAACGACGTGCCCTTTAGCGATCAGGCTTTGCTGGATTTTATCACCGAGTTTCCCGAAATCATGACGCTATTTTTTCAGGCGTTCCATGAATCGTGGAGTCTGGTGAAAAGAAAAAACTAAGGCAGGCTGCCCTGCATATTGTCGGTGGCAGCCTATCCAAAGCCTATGAGGTTCTCGATATGCGGCAAGATGGGTCTTTGAGCGCAGCGGATGCCAAGGAGCGGCTGGAAAGCCTGACCTGTGATTTGATGGGCGAAAATGAAAAAGCCGTGGAGCTGTTTTTGCTGGTGCAGACTCAGTGGCGTGCTGTGGAAGGGGCGCGGCTGGGGCTGGATTATAACGTTGTGTTTGTGGTTATGGGCAGCATGGGGATCCCCAAAAAAGAGCGTTTGGGGCTGTTAAAGGATATACAAACCATGGAAGACGAAACGTTGGCATATTTTGCCCGCAAGAGGGAGGCCCGTCATGGCTAGGTTTGAAAGCACCGTCCAGTTTGCCGTCAATGCCCAAACCAACAATGTGGCGGTGCTGGATGATTTTCGCAAGCGGGTGGATGGCATTGGCCGGTCCGCGCAACAGTCCACGGGCGGCATTGGGGCCTTGACCTCTGGCATTGCCGGTATGTCTCGGGGCTTGGCGACTTTGGGCATTGGCGTTTCTGTGGCCGGTCTTTTGGGTCTTGGAAAAAGTGCTGTGGACTTGGCCGGAAAATTAAACGACGCCGCCGCTGCCACCACGGTTGCGGCCACGAGGCTGGATCAATACCGCCAAGCGGGTGAACAGGTGGGGGTATCCTTTGAAACCATCGTGGGGGGTTTGGGTAAATTAAACAAAACCATTGCCGCCGCTGCGTCGGGCAATCAAGAGGCCGCCAAGGCTTTTAAGGATTTAGGCATTGCCGTGACAAACAATGATGGGTCCATTCGGGCCACGTCGGATATTTTTGAAGAACTGGCCCAAAAAATCCGCGCAGCCCCTGACAATGCCGCCATTTTTGAGCAAGGCACTAAAATTATGGGGCGTGGCTTCGCCAGCCTGTTGCCGCTCTTGGAAGAAGGCGACGAGGGCATGAGAAAGTTTCAGAGTCGTTTTTGTGAAGAAGGGATTAAAAACCTTGATGATTTTGGGGATAAACTCAACAGGTTAGGCGAGGCATTTAAGGGTATGGCGGCCTCCGTCACAGAGGTTACGGTTTCCGGCCTTTTGGAATCTGTAGAATTTTTGAACAATACGATTGGGTATACCTTACGAAACGCTGGATTGCTAGAACAGCAGCGGCAAAAAATGAATTATACGCCGACGTTTGGAAAAGCCCCCATCAATAATCCCCAAATGTCTACTGTTAGTGGCTTAATGTCACCTATCCCGGGCGGGGATGCTGAGGCAAGGTTTAAGGCTTTAGAGGCAGAAAAAGCCGCTGCGCAAGCCGCCGCCGACAAAGCCGCCGCCGCCCAGCGCAGCTATGCCGCCGAACGCCAGCGTGCGATTGCCGAAGAGGCCCGCGCGTTAAAGCAACTGGCGCAAGAGCGGGCGCGGGAAGACGAACGCCAGCGCAGTGCCGTGTCTGATTTTTTGGCCAGCAGCCGCGAAAAAGAAGAATCCCTGAAATTTGAGATCAGTCTGATTGGCAAAAGCGTGGCCGAGCAGGAAAAAATGGTGATGCTGCGGGATATTGATAACGAGGCCAAACAGCGGTCCATTGATTTGTCGGGGCAATATGCCGCCCAGATCGCCGCCGAGGCCGAGGCCACCAAAGCCAGAACAACTGCCCTGCTGGATGATTTTCGCAAGAAACGGGAAGACATCAATGTGGGGATTCAAGAAGGTTTCCAAGATTATTTGACCGACATTCAAGATCGCGCCACGGCGGCGCGGGATGCGGTGGGCAATGCCCTGCGCGGCCTCGAGGATGCCTTTGTCAATTTGGCCACCACGGGCAAGCTGTCGTTTAAAAGCCTTGCCGATTCTATTATCGCTGACATCACCCGCATTGTTGTGCGTCAAAGCATCACGGGGCCTTTGGCGGGGATGCTATCGGGCGCGTTTTCTGGGGGCG